TATTTTTCATAGGATTAGCTACTACAAGTAAGCTAACTCTACTACCAGTAGTTAGTTGAAATCCAGGATCTACTTTTTGACCGTTAGCATTTCGTTGGATTACGTTTTTTTCAATTAACCGTCCATCTTTTTTAAACGAAGCATTACAAGTAGCTTTGTAAGTAAAGTAGCCGTCATCGTGCTTTGTAAAAGGCATGACTAGTTTCTCAGGCCAATCTTCCTCGCGGGCTTCTTTATACACTTGAGCCATATATTGGTACAGGCTTTTTGCTGTATCTTTGTCCATTTCAAAATCAAGGCTATACCCTCCTACTTCCTTCGAAGCGGGTATACTCCTACCCTTTTTTTGGTCATACGCATATGGTTGATCCAGTCGAGGGTATAATGCCAAAACTTTTGCCTTGGGGTTATCAGGGTTGTTAGTGCCAATAATTATATGTGGTTGTGGTCTACTCATTTTTCGCTCTCCTTAAGAGGTTTAGGGGTTTTATATATCGTCGTCTAAATCAATATCAGCAACGATATCGGTTGGTTCTTCGAAGTGTTGCTCCCACTTATTAGCAGGTTCACTTTCTTTCTCTTTATTAGTTAAAGCATGAGACACATCACTCACGTTAAACCTATAAGTATTACCTATTTTAATGTAGGTATCTTTAGGTATGTGGTTCTGTCTTACCCACGCTCGTACAGTAGATATGGAAACAGAGAAATGTTTCGCCACATCTTCGATTGGTACAAATGGTTCACTCATTATTTCTTCCTTACAGAAATTACATATTCCTTATCGATGTTTAAACCATCAGGAACTGTGTTTGGGTTTTCTTCTAGGAACTGCTTAATATTGCTCGTGTTAAGACGCTTGTCAAGAAACTCTGGCACATTATGCTCTAATATAAATTTATGCATAGCCTCCCAATCGCTTGTCCAATACTTCGTCTTAGTAGATCTAAAAAACAATCCCGCAGAAGTTCTTACGCTTTCCAAACCGTGGTTCTCACAGTAGTCAAGCAATGCTCGTTTGAGAACGTCTTGTTGTCTCACAAGTTTATCGTCCTCTGCCTTAAATTTTGCTGATAGCGCTGACCTCTCGGCACGTATCTTTATGTATGCACTGGTCATCTTTTCAGCCGTAGCGTCGCTCATTATACTCTCCTTTGCCTATCGAGAATTTATATATAGTATCTATTGATACGCTAGTCAAGTACCTCGTTGTAAAGATCTATCAACTTTGTGTGAACGTTGATTCTCTTATCTAATAACCTGTAAACGTGTTTTTCTGCGGCAGAACCTTGGAGTTGCACAACGGTAGATTTATGTACCTGTCCTGACCTATGCACCCTAGCGTTGGCTTGTTCATAAGTTTCTAGCGAACTCGTCGGCCCCCACCAGACCACTGTGTTAGCGGCTGTTAACGTGACACCATGTGCGGCGGCTTGTGGTTGGATTACCAGCACACGTGGGTTCGGGGTTGTCTGAAAGGTTCTGAATATCTGTGTTCGTTGAGGTGCAGATACATCGCCACGTATAACTTCAGTTGTTATACCCTCTGACCGTAACTTGTCTGTTAAGATGTCTATGACATGCTTAAAGGGTACAAACACTAAGATCTTTTGACTTGATTCGTCAATTACTTCTCGAAGCACTTTGTATCTATGCTTGATATCAAACTCTAGTGTAGACCCATCATCAGTATATACAGCCCCTGCCGATATCTGTAGGAGTTTGTTCAGACTTACCGCCGCGTTCATAGCCGTGACCTCTGCCCCTGTAATCTCCATTACTAACTTGTCTTTGAGTTGTTTGTAGTATTTCTTCTGTTGCCGTGTAAGTTCTACCTCACGCTTCACATACACCATTGGTGGTAAGTCCAAGCACTCTTCCTTTGTAAACCTAACCGCAGGTTGTAGTGCTTTGAACACGACCTCTGTAGCATCGGGCTTGGGTCTCCATGTAAACTGAGATACCCTGTGCATAACTTGGTCTTTGAATGACCCAAAGAACCTTGGCACTGATCTGGGGTTGACCATCTTAGCTAGACCATAGGCATCTGTTGGAGCTTGCGCGGCGGGTGTACCTGTCATCATCCACAGCCATGTATCTTCGTTAATTAGCTTGTTCAGTGTCTTCCAACGTGTCGTTTGTGCGTTCTTATAGTGGGTCGCTTCATCAACAATCACTAGGTCAAAGCCACCTTTCTTTATCTCATCAGCTACAATAGCAACGCCATCATAGTTAATGATTACATACTCAGACCCTTCTTCAATAATCTTTTTACGTTTTGCCGCCGCACCGTGAGCCACGGATACTGTCCTGTGGGTAGCAAAGGTAAACAAGTCATCACGCCATGCGCTATCCATGATTGACAGCGGGCAGATAACCAATACACGTTTTATTAGTTTTTGTTGTAGTAAATAGTCCGACGCCCATATCGCACTAGCTGTCTTGCCTGTACCCTGCTCGTTAAAACAAAAGGCTCTCTTGTTCATTGTCAAGAACCCTGCTGTTGTCTTCTGGTGGTCAAAGGGTTTGTGCTTGCCTGTCCACTTGTACCTACCCTCAATGGGTGACGGTGCTTTTATGTTTAGTGTCTTAAGGCTCGATGCTTCGGCAAGCCCCCAGTTAACTAGTACCTTATTGTCTGGTAATTGTTGGCTCTTTGGTATGAGGGCTGTAACTCTGTTAGGGTCACGTACTCTAAGCAACAAAGCTTTGTTGTCAATAATCTTCAAAATACTCTCCAGTATATTTTATTTTTTCTTTTTCTTCTGTCCGTTTCTTGCACGGTTCTTTGAAGGGCTTTCCAGTCTAGTGCCGTCTTTGTTACTGCCCCCCTTACTTAACATCTTATTGTGACTTACATCTTTACCTTTGCGGTTTATTTTTTTCTTGTCGTAAGCACGTCTGGCACGTTGCCGTTCCATTCTGTCTGAGTGTTCCCCACGTTCCTTTTGTTTTTTGTATTCTTTCTTGTAGGGTCTAGGTGATTTAGTATATGGCATCAGTTACTCCCATTATAAACACATTCAATTACTGCACAGTGGCGTTTACATAATCCGCTCGGATGTGCGTTCCAAATATCGTTCTCGTATGCTATCTCCATACGCTTGTAATTAGACATCCATTTCTCCCAGAGAGAAGGAATCATATCTTCAGTATACTTATCTTTAACAATATTATTTATTTTGACAAACAATAATGCGGCGTTCACCTGTTTTATTTCTGGGAAATACTTAAACGTAGCGAGTGCCATCAGCTCTAATTGCCCTTTGTCTGCGTAAGCGGAAGACTTACCTGTCTTGTAGTCCACGACCCACGCCTTACTATCATCAACAATAACAAGGTCAGCGATACCACGCCACCAAACATTCTTATCTCTAAAGCCACAAGGCTCTAGCTCTCTGGTCAACCCCATCTTTATTTCTGTTAACTTCTTACCACGTCTTTTGTTAAGTGACTCCAGGGCCCCCTCCATGTAGGAGAACTTACTAGGCACTGGTTTCCCATCTCTTATGTATTCTTCAGCCACAAGATGGGCTTCAGTACCATACCGCATGGCATCTGTTTGTGGTTCTGGGTAATCTTTAGCTATCTTCATATGGTAAAATTGTTTGGGGCATTGCTCGAACGCCTTAATCTTACTAAATGACCACGGGGCTATACTCATCAATGAAGCTTTGATTTATCAACCCAAGTAATTTGGATTGTAACCCCACCTAAATTATTCTCTCTAGTTTCAGATGTAAATTCGTCTTCGTGCCCACATTTAACACACAAAGTTTTAAATTTAGAATCAACAGCATAAGTAAATTCTGTAAAACTATCGCACTTTCTACAGTCTGCAAACGTGTCAAGAACTTGTTGGATTACATCATCCGATGTTGAGTCTGTCATAAAGCGTTCAGTTATACCTCGCAAACTTGCGCGATCTAACCTATGTGATTCGCCAAGATCTAATTTTTTTACTTCTTCTTTTTTCATTCACAATCTCCATATGATTTGCCTGTACCGCTCTCGCAGTTGATAGGTAGGCCGTCTGCCCAATGAGGTGTCCAACGCATACATTTCTCAATATACTCTTGCGCTTCTTCCAATACATCGTCCTTTACACAGCATACAATCGAGTCATGTACCGTCAGCACGACACGATATTTCTTAGCTATTTGTAGCATTTGTTCACCAATAATGCAACGCGCTATCGCTTGGCATACGTTCTCGATCACCTTACCGCCATATATTCTGGTGCGACCACGCCTTGTTTTGTAGTCAAACTCTACACCCTTATCTGTCTGTGTAAACTGTAGATCATCATAGCCTAGCTTCAGTCCTGATGGTAACAGTATCGCACCGTCAACCACCTTGAGTACACCTTCTAGTCCAAATTGAATGTTCTCACCACGTGCCAGTCCAGTAAGCATGTTCTGAGCATCGCGCCATAGTTGGTTTATCTTCCAATTCGCTTCTCTGTAGATACTAATAACACGCCGTGCTTCATCAAGTTCCATGTCAAAACCAAACGTCTGCAACTGTGCTTGGAACTTCACCGCACCCATACCATAACCTGCACCAAGAATTGTAGTCTTACCCACAAACCTTTGATTTTTATCAACATCTTCTTCGGGGACTCCGTAGATGCGTGAAGCCATCTTCTTGTAAACATCTTCTCCTGCGTTGAATGATTGGGTCAGGTCATCTTGCTCGGCAAGCCAAGCCAACACCCTCGCTTCAATCTGTGATGAATCACAATCAATCAGAGAACACCCCACTGGTGCAATGATACTACGCTTGAGTTTCTTCCCATCGCGTCCACGACTTGGTAGATTTTGCAGATTAATCTTGTCGTCGCCACCCCACCGTCCAGTGTGTGCCGCGTAGTATCTTACAGGTACAGGCAACAGGCCACGCTTGGATATATCAATGAACCTCTGTGTCCGTGTCTCTTCCAATGTACTTTTATTACCAAGCCTTGCCGCTACAAGAAGTTGCACCTTCTCGTTCTCATGTTCTTCGAGTGCCTTGAACCCCTCGTCAGACTTAGCAAAGGCAAAGGTCTCTTTACCTGTAGTCGGACTTACCTTCATGGGGGGCTTCACACCTAACTGCTCTAAGAGTTCAGCAAACTTAGGGTTTGACATAAGATCAGCTTTCTCAACTTTAGCGCTGCGTAACAAGTCATCCTTACGAGAACGTGTTTCCATGAGATGTTGTTCTAACAGATTCAAATCAAGGTCTAAGATAGGCTCAATAAACATACGCAATGTACGGTCTATCAGCTTGAGTTCATCCTTTGGAAACCCCTTGACCATGATAGAGAAGAGTTTGTATGTCAGGTCTACGTCATTAATACAGTAGTCACCGAACCTACTTAGTTCTTCCTCTGAGAAATCTCTTCTTTTCTTTCCGAGGGTGTTGAGTACCTCGTCTCCTTTAACTCCGATCTGATACCTCTCAGCCAACGCCTTGAGACTACTAGAAGTTTCCACCCCGTGAAGAGCACGGGAGATACACAAAGTATCGGTATACACGCGAGGATAAATATTGTAATGCCAATTAAGAATAGCACCATCGAACATAGTATTATGGCACAGTACCATAGACTTCGCCCAATCAAAGGTGTGTAAGTAACTCTTGAGTTGTTCATGTGTTCCACTCGCCCACTCCGTTTCTTGATTGTTAACTTTGATACCAACCCCAATCACTTCAAAGTTGGGGTCACGTACATACGCTTCAGTTGTCATCTTACGTAAAGATGTTTCCTTGTCATAAAAGGTCTCGAAGTCCAGTGTGATTAGATCCATCACTCTTCCCCCACGTTATCTTCTTTCGGATAATATACGTCTACATGACACGCACATTTAGGACAGCTTAGGTTAGTTACTATAGACCAATTAGAATCTTCTTCTTCTATGTCGTGATCTCCACCCCATATTAACTCCGTTTTACAGTGCCAACAATTCATCATTCTTCCTCCACTTCACACTCATAAGCAATACCAACGTAGGCCATGATGTCTACGTAGTGGTCTCTCTTGAGTGGACTTGTTCTCCTACGTGCTAACTTTGTAGCAATATGGAACATAGGCACTTCTGATGGTTTTATCTTGTGCCCTGTCATAGCATTAAATATATTTGCTATGTGGGTCATATTCTCCACAGGGTCACCGTAATCTTTGTTACGTTCACCAGACGTAAGGCTCGATGCTTCGGCAAGTAAAACACTGCGGTTAGCGTCTTTCTTGAACTGTTCTTTCACGAAAACTTCTTTTGGTGTACCTACGCGAGCTAGTGTTTCTTTTGCGTAGCTATATGAACAACCAACCGCCTTGGTAATCTCATCTGCCGTAGCCAGTGGGTTATCTAACAAGTACTCAAATACTTTTTCTTCTACTTTCCGTTTCTTCATTTCTCTCTCCCTAAATATTGTAGCCTTTTAATCTCAGCCCTTCTACAAATTTTTTTAACTCTACTTGTGCGGCGTTGTACATTGTGTCTCCTATCATAGTACGATGTTCATCCGCTTGGCGTTCGTAGTTGTCTACCTGTTTACGTAAGAACGTCAGTTCCTCTTGTTGTGCAGGGGTTAGTTCCATCGCTCCTCCTCGTTCATATCAAACTCCCATGTCTCTTTATCCCAAGGGTAATAACCTTTGTTCATTGTAAATCCTGCTACAGGTAATGACCGCCCTCTCTGTATACCACTTTGAATACTCCATCTCATGTTGCATGTGTGGCAATGGTAATAGCTTCTAATCCTACGCCCTACGCGTCTCCATTCTCCTGTCTTTTCTACTGTGTCACTAAGACACCACTCACACTCCATAACATCTCCTCATGTGCCTCCCATTTACAGATGAGAGGACTAAGCTTATCGTGCCTTACCCGACAAGATCACCGTATGGAACTTCGGAGGACGGCTCTTGTTGCGGTGGATATCAAGGGCACAAAATATAAAGCCCCCATATACGCCATTACCTCTCACCGCTTAGTAATACTTCAACGTCATTCATATTCTCTTCATTAACAACTATAGCGATTCCACGCTGTGCGTCTATATCTCTTAAGTTCTTTTCCTGTAATGGTGTAGGTGTGTTCTTACCTGCTTTACATTCAATACCAAAGAACTTCCCTTGATAGCACCCAACTATGTCAGGCACGCCGCTACCGCCGTAGCCACCTGTGACTGGGTAAAAGTAATACGCTCCCATAGCTTTAAGGTGTTTAACTACAGTTTTCTTTACCTTCGCTTCTGGTGTCATCGCCATGTTTTTACCTCCAAAAAAACTGGTTTCACATAGGGAGACGCGAACATCCCCCTATGTTTAATCCCTAGCCATTGGCTAGCATGTTAATCTAAATAAAAGGTGTCAGCACCTACAAAGTTAGTCTTTCGCATACCAACACCTTTAATTTTCCTCCCACGCTCTACCATCATTAACACAGACACGCGGCCTTTGATAAACTCAGGTAGTGCATCCCAATGGTCATAGCTATCTTCTAATGCATTGTCAACACAATTCATACCAATACATCGTACTCTGATATTATTTGTATCAGGATCTGCCCACACTTGGTATAACGTGTCAGAGGGAATATCAGATTGAGACATAGTACATACCATCTCCCAACGCGTAGCCTACATCCTCAACATACTGATCTTGTGATAAGATGTTTACAACAGATAGCTTACCTGCCAGCTCCTGGGGAATCGTATCGTCGGTGTAGGTCTTTAAGCCCTCTGCGTTGAACATCGACCTGTCTCGTAAATAATGTTTGTTAGCGTTATCTATCGGCAATACATCAAAGTGTTGCGTACCGAACTTCTCATAAACCTTGACAAGACACAGATTTAACATCTTGGCTTCGGATATTTTATGCTCCTGTTGAGACGTTATGAAGTCTTTGACTTGTTGCCCAAACGCGGGGTCTATGAACACATGCCCAGAGTTGGATAGGTGTTCCATCTCACGATACATAGCTTCGCTTGTAAACAATTTATCTTTAATATCCTTCGCGTTCTTACGTACCTTATCACGTGCCGAACCAAATTGTAGCTTCACGTTGTGTACTGTTTCCACCGCTATGTCAATCATATCAAAGTTCTGAAGATACCGCTTCGCATTCTTCACACCGTCTTTCAAATGTATAGACATTGCCATATGACGTTGGTGACTGTAGGTTGAATACTTCATATTCCGTATCTTATGAGAATACACAACGTAGTTACTGTCTCCCTTACCACTTTCGCGGAAGTCACCAAAGGCAATATACCCCATGCAAAAGGGGTGACCTTCCATGTACACATATGCTTGGTACGTATTTTTGTATTCAAACTGTAGACCACGCATCTCTTTACTCAGTTGAAATACAAACTCTTGTATCTCAGGCATGATATCAGAGTGTCCTCCTCTATATCCTTTACCTTTAATATCGCTCACGCGTTTTGCTTCATAGTTCATTTTGTTTTCTCCTCTTCTCTATCTTGGTTAAAACATTTTTTACACAACAATCCTTCTTCGTGGGATTTTAAGTCTTCAGGATAATCCCAACCACACCAAGAACATTCTTTATGCTCATCATAATAAAAGATTATGCTAGGCATTTTATCTCCTAGTTTTTTGTCCTTGATCTCAAGTAACTCATCGGCAGAGAGGGTGTCAGCAAATGCCCAATTAGTATGCCCATATTCGCTATTGCAAATATCATCTATTTGCTCTGTTATATCTCTACTCATCGTTCTTCTCCTTGTTAATTAAATCCCATGCTTCTATGTTCTTTTGGCTTGCCCTGCCTTCTGAAATATCAGCTTCTCTATAGG